GTGAGTCCTGTGCGCCCGTCTGGCGTTGGCGTTGCTGGGTAGTTGCCGTTGTTTGCGCTCATTTCGATTTCCTTTTGATTGTATAAAGTGTGCCGTGAATCACATAGCCGCTATCCATGACGCGATGCAACGTAGACCTGTCAACGCCTAGTGCTGCGGCTGCGTGGGTGATGTTGTTGCCGTGGTAGTTGTCTATCCATTCGCGGATTGGTTCTGCGTGGTCGGTCATTTTTAGCTTTCCTTGTCTAATTTAATCAGCGCTCTGCGCCCGTAGTCCGCTGCGTTGTTATCCATGCATCGAGATGCGGGGTCTTCGTCTTCTAGCTGCTCAATGCACGCGGTTAATGCTTCGATTAAAATATCGTAGTTATTTACGCATTTTATAATGTGGCGAGCATTTTTTCGTTGTTCGTAATTAAAATCTAAAACCGGCGCGTCATCCATCCATACTGTGCAAATTGTGCCAATGCTACCTTCTGGGCCTGATATTTTAATCGGCTGAAATGGCTCGTCATGCCACTTTTCGTCGGTGCGCCACGGTGTCTGTGTATATTCTTTCATTTTTTCCTTAAAGCCCCGAAGGGCTAGCTTAGTTTTATTTTGCAGCGGATTCTGCGTTTAACTTTTTGGCAAACTCTTCTGCGCCAAGAATTACCAGTTTAGCCACTTCGTTCACTACGTTTTCAACTCTTAGCGCAAATGCTTTTTTTGCTAACTCTAAAGTTTGGCCGTTGGTCTTTGCGATTACCTTTAACGCCTCTTCTGTTGAAAGCTCTACAAAACGCGGGCTTGCCATGATGATGCTCTGTGCTGTGTGTTTGGTCATATCTAATTCCTTTCGTGTGGTTGGTGTCTCTCTATGACTTAATAATAACACACCCTCGCAGCATTGCAACACCCTAGACATAAAAAAGCCCACAATATGCGGGCCTGTCTTATACCGTTTATCTATAAGCCTGCGCGTTCAAATGCCTGTGGCTCAAGCCTGCGCAATTCGTCCAACGATAGCGCCACCCCGTTCGGGTCTATAAACTGCTGCGGATCAAGCCGCCCTTGATTGAATAGCTTTCGCTTGGTCGCGCCACCGGAGAACTTGCCAAAAAACTCATCCTGGAAGCTAGCAGGCTGCCCTCTGAGCCATCCGCCAAAGGTCTTGCGTGTGTTTATCTGCTCAACTCCATCAGCGCCAATAGCGGGCCTTGTGGAGCCGCCCTTGAATAGACTGAACTCTGGTTTGACCTTTGCAGCTCTCAGACTGCGGCAGTTGTAATGACGAGGCGCGGTAGGTCCGACGCCAACCGGGTATATGTTTCCCGACAAACCAAACACGTCTGCGTTGTATTGCTGTCAAGCGTTGAGATCCATTCCTCGCCTTCCAGCACGTCGGCATTGGCCTGCATGGTCTTGCTTCTTGCGACGCTTGCGGCGTGGTTCGTTGCCGTCCTGACAAGCGCTCTAGCCTGCGCCCTGGTGCGCTTCGTGACTCGGCTACTCACCTGGCGTGCTATCTGATCAGTGGTCTGGCCCTCAATGAAGCCGGCCCTGACTATATTCATGATCTCTTTGCTTTTCTTGTCGCTGAACTGGCTCATCATCTGCGGGATAGTCAGCCTGTCCACTCTGTCGCCTGTAATAATGCCAGCAGGCTCAGCAGTGAATGCAGCGACCACTTGCTCAACAGGCGGCAACACCGTTTCCACGTTGATCACGCCCCCCAACATCCTGCCCTGGAAGCCCGTCTCGTATTCAGCGAATTCCTCAAGCCCAAGCTGAAGCTGTCCGCTGAACTCCCCAAGCGAGGCTTTCAACATGCCGTTAACGTCGGCCATCAGCATGTTGAGTCGGGTGATCTGGAAGTCAGTAGGCTCTGAAGCCAGCCTGGCTACGATAGAATCACGCATCCTCTGAAGAACAGGATCTACGTCTTTCCAGATGCCACCGGAGAGACGCTGAATCATGATCTGGTGCCGTAGCTGGGCATCTACTAAGAAGGCGTTGGCGCTCATTGTACGCCTGCGGAAAGAGCTTCCATGTCTTCATCAGAATGCGGAATATCGTCATGGACGAAGAGATAACCGTCATGCTCACCTGCCTGAAACTCAGGCGCGTTATCTGCGACGATGTTCCGACCGCAAACCGGGCAATACTGAACAGACTCATCATTCATTTTATTTTTCCTTCATAGCGGCGCGGCGTTTGGGACTTGCATTTGTCGGCTTTCCTACCTTGTCAACAGCCTTTTTTGCTCAAATATTGCCGCAGCTCCCTCCAATCTAGCTCCGCCCCAGTATTGAATGTACGCCATTCTGCCTTTATCGTGTCCGCAGCAAGCGTTCATAATTGGGCCGGGCAATGTCCCAAGGCACCCATCATGGCCCTCTGGGGATGGCGGCAATTTTGCATTTTTTGGCATATTCCTCGCTGCCCGCTGCCTGCGTCTTCGCTTGTATATTCCCGCATTATTAGCCCTCTTTTTTAGTTGTTCTGCCCATGATCATAGCGGCGGCTTGTCCACAACTTCAGCGTCAATATCCTCGTCAGTCCTCTCGCTGTCCAGTTCCAGCCGCCCGCTGCGCATCATAGTCCGCTGGTCAGATGGTGCGATTAGCTGCGTATCACCAAGCTGGATGATTGCCATGATTTCCTGCGGGGTCAGCTTGCTGTCGAAGAAGTCGCGGTTCAGGCCAACGTCGATGGCTTCCTCGTCGGCACCCATGAAACGGGCGCAGAACCCAAGAACGCGTTCATAGCCCGCTTCGTTGTTTTCCACAATGCTGATCAGCACGGATGTTTCGCCACTGTGACGGATGCGTGCGGCCTCTGCTGTTTCGACGCCTGTGCTGTCTGAATGATGCGGGCACCGATGGCCACCATTTGTTCTTCTTTGCGCTTCATGGCCTCGTTGGGCAGGTTGTTGGGCTCTGCCTGGACAAGTTCCATCTTGCCGCCCTTGGTGATAATGCCGCGTTTCGAGCCTACTAGTACGCCGTTAGGATTCTCTTCTTTCCAAAGGTCAGGGCTAGTCTCACCGATGTCAATATGGAGCATCGGCTGGCCTGCCAGGAAACTGGACTCTTCGTAATCTGCCGAGTTCCGATAGTGGCCGACGTTGATGTTGGCAATGTCCAGAAGCGGCGGAACATCTAAGCTCTCGTCATTGTCTTCAGAGCCAAGCCATGACCAAGGGATCTCTGAGAAGGGCTGGCCCTTTGAGTCTGTCGGGGTGGCTGCCCATACCAAGACGCCGCCTTCATCGTAATAGTGCTGCTGATACACTCCATCCAGTAGCAGCAATACGCGGTATCGAGGCTCGATCACATAGTTGAACGCCGTGCCTTGCTGCACTTCTTCCTGTTCCTGCAACACGACAAGATCCAGTACTCCGCCCTGGTTTACGTGCCAGTTGATGATTTTGGTTGCGCTGTAGTGGATAACATACGCGCGGTTACGCATAGTCTCGGCAAGCGTCAGACCTTCCTCGGCTTGCGGATAGTCTGCCAGCAGCCCGGCGCGGCCATTCTCCAGCACGCTGCCGACCGATAGCTTGATCAGATTGTCCAGCTTAATTCCGCTTCGGCTTGCGTCTTCTCGCAGATATTCAAGCGCATTAGGTAGCTCGACAATGGGCTTCTTACGGAATACTGAGCCAACCAGCGCCCGCTTGGTTCTTGCCGTGAAGTTTACGAATTGAGCGCGGGCCATGTAGCTGGTGTATCGGTCTTCGTTTTCCTGTGACTTATCACCAGCGTTGGGCTTCGGTAGGTATCTCTGCTTTTTGCTTTTAACCTTCCGCTCACCGTTTACGCAATCGTTAACAAGCAGCCAATCGTCAACAACTGCCTGATATTCTGGATTTAGGTTAGTGACGCTCATCTAGGCCAGCCTTTGATAAATATATGAGTTCATGATACCGCACTTTAATGGGCAAACGTAATTTTGAAGGATTCGACAGCTTGCTCGACAGGCCATTCATAGTCTACGCAATAGCCAATCGCCGTTGTGATGTGCTGATAATCGTTCTTCTGGTCTTCCTGAAATGTGGAGCCTTTCTTTAGCTGAACAGTTGCCAGCCCTTCATGGCACCACTTCGCCGTGTTGGGGTTTACGAATAACGAATGCTCATCACTAGCCGTGCAAATCTTAGTGCGTACCGCGTTCTGTCTGTCCTTGATCGCCGGGTGAGCCTTCTTAACTCTGCGGCTATAAGTCCAGCCGTTATCTTTCAACACCCCTTCGATGTCTGTGTAGTCTGATGCGTGCCCGTGCTTTCTCCGGCCCGTCCAGAGGGGTCTCCATATATCAAAACGTGTTTGTTCTTGTGGTCTTTGTAGCGCTCGACAAACTCAGTAGCGGATTGCTTGCTCACGGCAGAGGTCAAGACGATTTCGTCTAGGAGATAAAGCCCTTCTTTGCGCCTCACACCGATGGCCGACGATAGGGGCGTATAGTTCTGATCGTGCATCCACATTAACTGTTCATGCGGCTCTATGGCAGCGTCCGTGTAGTTGGCCTTGCTGTAGTCTTCATATATCCGGCCCATCGCCGTTTCAAAGCTGGCACAATATTCCTGATTGTATTGCTTCAGGCTCATGGTCCGCTTTGCCGCTTCGATCACGTCCGGCGCTAATATTTCCTCAGACTTCCAGTGGAAAAGCTCCCAGTCTTTATCACCAGAAGTTTCAGCATATTGGGCCATTTTATAAAAGTGGTTCAGGCCATCCGGTACGCCGATGAACCAGCACCATGCCCGATAGTCAGGGCGGCGTGGGTCGATAGTGTTTAGCGCTGGCATGATGTTCGTCTCTACAGCAGCGTCTTTTACATCTGCAATCTCATCAATTACACCCCCGGTCCAGTTGATGCCCTCGATTCTCTGCGGCTTGTCTAGTCCTATGATGTGTATCTCTGTCCCGTTCGGCATGTAGATAACTGGCTGCGGGCTTACCCTTGGCGCTCGGCTGTGTGTGCTGGACAGTGTAAGTGCGCACATATCGTCAAACCATATCTTCTTGGCTTGGTCTTGCGTGGGGGCTGCGAGGAAGTATTTCTGATCGGCGTTCTTCATGGCCTGCTTTGCGACGAATCGCTTGGCCCGCTCTGTCTTGCCTGAGCGTCTACCGGCAGGGACTACTGGAAAGCGTACGCCATTTGCTAACCGCCTCTGATAACCGAACCTGAACGTCGATGTCTATTAGCGCATACCAGCGCTCAAGTTGCCTATCTAGCAATAGGCTCATCCTGGGAGCTTGGCGGCGATTAGTGCGAGGGCGGCCGCAAGGTTTGTGGATTCGTCTGGCTTGGCCTTTTCATCGTAGCCGTGCTTCGTCATCATCATTTTTGTGATGGCCGGGTTGAATGTCCCAGCAAGCCCGCCATTGACCAG